AATTAAAACCAGATGGATCAAAAGGTGGCTGAACTACTGGTGGCTGAACTACTGGCGACTCTACCCCTACTCCTGTATCTATTTCTTCTTGGTTTCCACCAAAATAGTCTCCCATATCAAATCCAAATAAGTTATCTAATCCAGTTAATTCTGGTTCAGTAGTTGGGGGCATAGGTTGCCCTATGTTTGGATTAAATCCATCAGGTAAATTAAATGTATCAGGATCAAGATTTGTTAAGTCAGGTAAATTATAACCAGATGGATCAAAAGTAGATGGATCAAAAGTAGATGGATCAAAACCTTCTTCTCCATTTGGCATGAAATCACCTGGAGATATACCATATTTATCTTCTAAATCTTTTAAATCACCAAGCTCAAAAGGTATGTCATAAGGATTATCCCAAGGATCAACCCAAGGAGGTGTAACTGGGGGAGGTGTAACTGGGGGTGTAACTGGAGGTGTACCTGGGGGCGTGACTGGAGCCACAGGAAGCTCAGGAACTGGAACTGGATTAAAACCTGTTTCAACTAAGCCTTGAGGAGCTGATCCAGTATAAGCAGCGTAAGGGTCTATTGTCTGAAGCGGAGCTTCTGCTACGCCCATCGTATTATATCCACCTTGACTTCCAGTATAAGGATCATTGAGTATAGGCATTCCACCTGTTGTAGTAGCTGTTGCTGGTTGGTTTATAGTATTAGGTTGAAAATACATAGTTTCAGGTTGGAAACCTGCCATAAATGCAGGGTTTACATCATAAGTTTGTCTGGCGGGAGTAAAACGCTGTTGGTCTCCTGAAAACGTATTAGGACCAGCGTAGCCACCACCATATCCAGGCTCACCTCCGCCATTGAAACCAATCCTGTTGATTTGAGGGGTATAGTCAACATCACTTTCATAACTAGGCTCAACACTAGGCTCAACTTCTTCATTAAAACCTGTGCTTCCGCCATTGTGCATAACATTGCCCAATAAAGCGGCATCCATCATAAGTGACTCATCCATATTGGTGGGTCCACCTTGCGCGGAATAAAGGATAGGCTCTGGGTAATCTTGCCACATCTGTCTTTTTCTTTCTTCTTCATCTGCTTCCATTTGAGCAGTCTGTCTTGCAAATAGCTCTTGCGATTCCATAACTGCAGTTGGAGCCATGCCGCCCGCTATTCCTGCTAAGGCTGCTGGTTGAGAAGCACCTGCTGCCAAGTTTTGCATACCTGACCCAAAGCCACCTGAGAAAACGTCTTTTATAGCGCCTGTTCCTGTGCCTGTATAAGCTTTTGCTGCTTCTTGTCCTGCATAATTAATGCCTTGTTGAACTGGCGCTTGACCCATAAATTGTGTTAATTGAGCTTGTCCTGCTGGATTAAGCGCTCCTGGAGTTACGGGAAACTGAGATGTTACTGGTCCTGTGAAATTAACACCTGTTCCTGAAGCTACCATAGTTGGGTCTTGTAAGAGCGTTTTTGTAGCATCGGCTGTTATTCCTGCGGTTTGTCCTGCTGCTGCTTCTGTTCCTGCTTTGATTGCACCTGCGCCTTGCAATGCAGAACCAATACCATAACCAGTTATACCAGCAAGTAATCCTTTCTTTATATCTCCAGTGGCTGCCCATTGTGCAAGTCCTGAGCCTAAAGCTGAACCCGCTAAACCTGTTAAGGCACTACCAGCTCCTGCTCCTAAAGCCCCAAATAAAGCTGGTCCAAATACAGAGCCTAATAATGGCGCTAAAAAAGGTAGAAAAGCTTCAGGCTGTCCTGTCTCTGGATTAATTGTTATTGGTGCTACCTGTGATAGCCCTCGCACTTCTGCTGGATTAACATGCATCAGCATTGAATCGCCATAACGACCCTGTGCTGCTACATTATTTACTTGTTGTTGTAGGTTCATTCGACCTCCCATATTAAATTCTTCTTTTCTATAATCTTTTGCTAGAGAAAAAAGCTCATCTCTATATTCGTTTTTTAGCCAACTAGGTAAAAAGTCAAAAGCATAATCAGCTTTAAAAGCGTCTGGATATTGCTCCATTTTAGCCACTCTTCTTTGTATAGTTTTTAACTGGTTTCTGCCTAATTTACTCATTACTTTTCGAGTAGGTTTAGAAATAGGCAGTTCTGCAAGATTAATTTTTGGTGCAGGCAACCTTTTTCTTATTCCTTGTACGTCTATTTCTTCTATTGGAGGCATTCTTTTCTTAGCGTCAACAGTTATTTCTTCTATTGGAGGCATTGGCATTTCTTCTTTCTGCCTTCTATGATAAGCCTGTAACAACTTACTAGATAACCCCCCTTTAAACCCAAAGGTTTCAAGGTAATTATATAAGTCTTGTAAACTTTTTCCTTCTTCTGCCATTATCTATCCTCTTTTGTTTCACAGCCGAATATATTAAAACTCATATCTACCGCACTGGCATAAACCTTTAGTACATCTGTTTGATTTAATGTAATTCCGATAACTATTGTTTGTGAATCATTGGCTGCAACGGATTTATCGTAATAAAGATATTGTTTGTCATCTGCGCCTGCGCCACCCACATGAGCACTTAATCTAAATGTTATTGCAGAGCCAGTTCTATTTGCTACTACTATTGAGCTAACAGTAGTCATAGTCATATCAGGAACTGTATATAACGTAGTAACAGTGGTTGCAGCAGCGTCTACTTGTCCTAATACTTTTAAAATATCAGCCATGTTTAACCCCCATTAAGAGGAATTGGTGCCGCCTCATAGCTTTTGAAGTCATTACTTCCTGTAATCTCTGGACTCTTGTAATCTTTACAGTCAAATCCTCGACAGCTTGTTCTATAACTCTTCTTGTAACAGCCTCATCATTACTATCATATTCAGGATTAGGTGTTGGCAATACTATCGTTTTTATATCAGCCATTATCTTTTCCCATCAGGTCTTATCTCTAATCTTAAATCTCCAACTCGCCAACCATAATTTATACTGGTATTTGATATTCTAATTGCAGCATGTCTGCTTCTAGCTCTTAGGTTAGTAAAGGTAGATTCAGGTGTTACATTAACTGTCTGTAATGTTGAAAGAGTGCCTAAAGGATAATTTCTTCCTTTTATTGTAAAAGTAACAGTATCATCAGTTGTATCTTGATCTCTAAATTCCACATCAGGAATTAACTTAGAAAGAAACATAAGTCTTTCTCCATCAGGATTAAGATCAAAGTCACTTGATTCTATGTATGCAGTAAATTCACCGCCATCGTTTGAATGCCCTTTTTCTTGATTATAAAGATAGTTGGTATTGCTACCCGATGTTTTTCCAGCACCCAAAGGATAATCTAATGATTCAGCCTCTATCCATGCTGTTCTTGTAAATCCATCATCTGTAGTACCAATTGACCACGCATTTTCCAAATAATTATAAGTAACATAACGATCTATTTCTAAGCTATCTTTGGATGGATAAAACCAAATAACTTCATTTGCACTTTCTACTGATGCTCCAAAACATTTGAACTGCTGACCTAAATTTATATTAGAAAATACATAATCTAATACAGTACAGGGCAGTCTAGATACTGAGCCTGAATAAACATAAAACCCACCTCTGTCCATAAAATAAACTTTATTATTTGCACTAACTGCTGCGTTTGGCGATATTAAAGATGGACCAGACGCAACTTCTATAAATGAGAATATAAAAGGTTCTCCAACAAATCGCATAGAGGTTAAGCCTCCATCCGACCAAATTAATATTTCTTGTCTGGTTTGTAAGGCACCAAGTATCGTAGAACCCTGTGATAATTGAACGCCACCCGCTTGATTTGTTGATGTTGGTGTCCAATCACTTGCACTTTCTGTATCAGACCATCTAACTAATAGCGGATTAACAACTGACTCCCCAATAGCATTAGCGCCAAAACAAATAATATGTTTATCTACATCAGAAACCATAATTTGCAAGCCTAATGTTGGCACATTACTAGCACTTCCTAAATCTGAAAAAGGCACAGCTCTTTGGGTAGCTCCTGCGCTTTCATCCCAATAGTAAACGCCACCACCCCTGATGCATGAAATTAGATCATCACCAAAATTATCTTGAGACCATAACCTTAATTGACTTGAAGAAGAAATTGGACTAACTGACCCCCAAGTAAGAGCACTCCATGTTCCAGCCCCCCAACCAGTACCTTTAACATAAACATCTAATCCAACATTTATCTCGTAAACTCCATCTACCGCAGAGCCGCCATTGCCAGAATCACTAGCATTAGCGGTTACTGTATCCCCAGAGGTATCTTTTGCAGTGACTTCATATGTATTTACAGTTAATGTTCTAACTACTATATAAGTTTGATTTAAAACACTTGCTATAACAACCCCACCTAAAGAAACTGCTTCTGCAAACGTAACAGTATCATTAGCTACTGCACCATGAGAAGAATCAGTAACAACTAGAGTTGAAGAGCCATCTGTGGCAGCGAATGTAATACTGTTTGTAGATGTTTTTCTAATAGGAGTAATGTCATTAAAGTCATCTCCTTGTAATACATAGTATTTTAGATGAGTGCCAGCTCCTACATAATCAGTTTGTCCCTGATCTCTATAAGAGTAAAGATTTCTACAAGTGCCTGTAAAAGAGTCGAGCGTATTTTTTTCCCATCCAGCTATTCTTTCTGGCTTACCTCTTCTAAATCTAACCTTGTCTGCAGAATACCATCCACCTTCGTTACTATAATTAGTTCCTTCCCGATCTATACCAGGTCTAAATTTATATTTTGATAAAGGCATATTAAACCTTGTACCATTCTTTATCTTGGAAAAGCAAAGATTCTGCTTCTCTTCTTCTTATTAATCCGTCCAAAACATTTCCTCCAGCTTTGTTCCATCTTTTTATTTGTGCTGGAACATCATTATAATTACCTTCATTTAATACTTTTAATAAAGTAGAATTTTTTAAATTAGTTGGTCCTAAATTGTAAACCCAAGCCACAAGAGCATCAAACTGGAATTGAGATAATTCAACCTCAACCATATTATTGATATAGCCTTCATATTCTTGCATCTCTTCTTCAACCCAAGCATCTGCTTGTTCTTTGGTACAGCTATCTCCCATCTTTACATTTTTAATTCTTCCGTAAGCAATTGTGGGTACGTTTACAGCATCTAAATAAGCTTCTAATTTACATCCTTCAAACTTTTTTATTAATGCCATTCCCTCTGCTGATATAAACTTATTTTCATCGCTCATATTACTGCTCCTTCTTTGCCTCTGATGAAGTATTCGTAGTAACTTTTCTATAATAAATAACCACTTCTTTAAGTTCGTTTATATACCTTTTTAGTTCCTGCATGTTATATGCCATAAGCTCATAATCTGGAACTGACATAGCAAAGAATACGAGTTGTCCTTGTTCTTTTTCTACTCTGCCTAAAAATTCATCTATATTTTTTTCTGAAACAACATACCAATAAGGTTCTTTTAAATCTATTTCGCGGGGCAATATAGGCTGAACTATTTTTCTTTCTATAGACTTAGTTACAATCTCAACTTTTTTAGTTGGTATTAGGCTGCAACTGCAAGCCATCATCGAGATTGTCAATATTGCGACTAGCTTCTTCGATACTGTCAAATACATCTTTTGTCCCATTGTTTACTCTTGGCTCTATTAATCCTGGTTTAGCAGCAGCCAATTTACTTAAATTATGTCGTTTAAAAATATCAAGATATCTACTCATTTCTGCCTCTATCTCTTGATTCCTTGATTGTATATTTAATAAACTTTCTGTTTGAAGGGTAAAATCATTTTGTAACGATTCTATTGCAGCCTTTTGTTCAGAATCTCTTAATTCATAAGCTTGGTTTAATGTAGATAGATTTTTATTCTGATAGTAAAGAAAACCACATATCAGTATCAGAACACTAATTACACCTAGTAAAATTTTACTCATTTTTTATGCCCATGTATAAACTTCCAGCGCTTTAGCCTTACCTTTAACTTTTATAGGTTCTAATAATTGTAACTTAAAATCTGTATTTTTTGCAGTTTGTTCACCTATTAACACTCCTACTCCTGCGATCTTCGTGCTTGATTCTAATCTAGCAGCCACATTACAAGGGTCTCCGATCAAACTAAATGAAAACCTATCTGTAGCTCCAAAGTTACCTGCTATACAAATTCCAGAATTAACCCCTATACCTATAGCTATTTCAGGGATGCCTTCTTCTTTAAATTTAATATTTAACTGGTCTATATTATTTTCTATTTCTTTTGCAGCTTTTAAAGCTAATGTATGGTGATCTTCTTGTGGAATTATAGTATTCCAATGAAACATACCCGCATCGCCAATGAATTTATCTGTGCATCCAAAATATTTATTAGCTGCCTTTACTTGCACATCTAAAACATTATTCATTATATAAGTGACCATTTCAGGCTCTACTGACTCAGATAAGCTAGTAAATCCCCTAAGGTCTGTAAATATAATAGAACAATCAACTCTTTTGCCATTTACCTGACATAACTCAGGATTATCCTGTAATTTCTTAACCATTCTTGGATCAAGATACTTACCAAACTGAGCCTTGATCTGTTGTCTTAACTTATATTGTTCTCTGAAACGTAAATAAAATGCTGTAGACGCTGTGATAAATTGCGATATTAAAGTCCAAGTAACATCTATAAGAAGTCCTTGTTGTATTAAATAGTACCCACTTCCTGCTGTTAATAAAAATAATAAACCACTAAAAGATATGCCTAAAGTTATTCCAAAAATATTTATCAAACACCATGCTAAGAGCACTGTAACACCAAAAGCTAAAACTTCTGCTGCCAGACCCCAATCTGGAACGTATGGACTATCTTCAATTAATATGCTTTCTGCTAATGCCGCTTGTATCTTGTGAGGCTCTAAATATCCAGCAGGAGTGCTTAACTGAGGCATTATTCCTTTTGCTGTGAACCCGACAAAAACAAACTTATCTTTAACATCCATTTGTTCTAAATTTGTTTGTGGTGTATCTACCCAACTAATCCATTTTCTTCCTAGTGAATCAGTAGAGACTGGTGACAGCCCTTTAACTCTTATCTGCTCTATACCATTATCGTTTGTTTTTATAAGGTAAGTGTCTGCACCAGCCAATACTTTTAAAACCTCCGTACCAAAAGCGGAAACCCATCCATCAGGAGTTCTTAATAATAAAGGTAATCTTCTGACTAAAGAATCAACCTCTGTTCTAGCTACGGCAATGCCTTGACTAGCGCTCTGTTTAAGAACCTCAATATTTTGAATAACTCCTTCTGCATCAATTCCTCCATGATCTTCTCCCATGATGACAGTGCCTGTAGTTGAGGGATAATCTCCACTATTATTTTCAAACATTGCCAAGACAGTAGGCGCATAGGCTAGTGTTTCTGCAAATATGGAGTCTCCTCCGAGTCGATCAGGCTGTGGGAAAGCCATAACCCAACCTACTCCAATCGCTCCCTTGTTTAATAAATCAACCTGTATTTCAGCTAATCGCTGTCTAGGTAAGGGATAGCCTCCTTCGCGTGCAATATCTTCTTCAGTTATATTAAGAATAGAGAAATAACCTGATGTTTCTTTCTCTGGAATCAAAGCATCAAAAGTTTTGAGCTTAATTATTTCTAAAGCATTCCAGCTAAATAATAAAGGCACCATTAAAGTGCCTGTAACCAGCACCCCAATTAACCATTTATTCATTGTTGAGTTATTGAAATAGTTTTATCGCAACCACCGCCAGTACAATTAAATTGAGCTGAATAAGATTGATTAGATGAGCCTTTTTGAATTACAGCTACATCGTAATCTGTAGTATAAAACCTCATATATGCAGTATGTGAGCCGTTTCCTTGTTGCGTTAAATTAACGTCATTGTCATCCCCACCACTATAAAAAAATATATCTGCGTCTTTATTACCTGATCCTTTTTGTATTAGCCTAGTGGAATTATTATTTCCCCCTGGATAATTAAGGACATAAGCATTATGATCTCCTGTACCTTCTTGCGTTATCCAAACATCAGAATCATCTGAAAAAGCAAATATCTTAGCGTAGTAATCATTGCCTAATTGTTCTATTTTATATACGTTGTCATCGCCCGAACCTAATATCCACGCATCGTTATCATTTCCATCTTGAATAATGGTTGAAGTGTTATCATCTTCATCCATGTCTATTACTGCATAATTATCATTTCCGTCAACAGTTATTATCCAGCTTTGCCTTGTATGGTTAGACCATACCGACTGTAAATAAACTATATTTGAGTTACCTATTACTGTTGCAGTAATGGTGGCATTGTCGCAAGTATGAGTGTTTACCAATGAATTATCAAAACTGCCTAACCCACAATAAATACCTGTGATGTTACTGTTCCCAGCTTGTTTAATTGTTATAGTAGAGCCACTTCCTTTTGTTTGTAGGGTAATCAGGTTATCACCTGCAAAAACGCTACAACTAAGGAGACTGAAAAATAATAATAGTATTGTCACCTGCACCATTAACCTCTATCTCCATTATGATTCCTGCTGTATTTATGCTCAAATAAGTTGCTGCGTATTTATCTAAACCAATATCAAATGTATTGCTGCCATGATGAACTAAATATAAGTGTTCGCCTTCCACAAAAGAATAAGTTTGATAAACTGGATCAAATCCAGGCACAATGCCCATTAACTTTATTCCGTCTAACTCTCCTCCTGATTCAGTTTTCTTTTTAGAACCTGCTTCCACCATTGCTAATAGATCAACTAAAAAATCAAAACTTAACAAATCTATATCCAAGCGACTGATTTCTTCTTCAACTTCCAAGTAATCTTTCTCTAAATCATTACCTTCTTCAAAGAAGTCTTTATCCAATTCAGTCTTTGATTCCGTTTGTTGTTGCTCTATCGCTTCAGTTACCTCTGGCGGTTGATTAATGATTAACATATTGTCTATTAATCCCAACGTAATGCCGCCTAATACAACTGCTTTGGTAGGTCTTGATTCAAAGGTAGAAACCATTGTAGCTTGAAAGGGTTTGTTAAGAATTTCTGTGCCTGACCACGTTTCTACAGCTATTTCTCCAGAGGTGGTTCCATTTGCATCAGGTAATAATATGACCAAACTCCTGCCGAGTTCATCAACTGTTGTAGTAAAGTCTGTACCCCTTATAGCTATGTTTGCTGATGGAGTTCTAATAGATATATTTTTCTTATCTATCTTTCCTAGTGCGCCTGTTATAAAACGAGCAGTACCACTAGCCATATTGAGGGCTAGTTTGCTTTTAGATGGATCAGGGTCGTATATGTATTCGTCTATGACAATTTTGGAATGTTCTGTCAGCTTTATAATAGACTCATCAATAAATTCAATAGCGATGCGCCCATTACCAGTAAATACACTATCATAAGAAAGAATATCTAAAGCAAGCTCTGCAAGAAGTTTATCTCCCCCTGCTTGTCTTAGGATTTCTCCATTACCCCTAAGTTCCGATATTTCTCCTATCTCAGAGTAAGCATTAGTAGCAAAAAATAGTATTAACAGCCACTGGCGCATTGGTCAATATTGACTGAACTTCCTGATCCGCCACTACTTTGTAGTAATAAATTAGCTACATTTGTGCTTGCGGCATCAGTTTGGTCAATATCAATATCCATTGAGCTGCCTGTTAAATTCACAGTAATTGCATGGTCGTTGGCTCCTGTTTGCACAGTGTCTATATCGTTTGAGCTCCCAGAAACAGTCCAATTATTTATACAACCTATGACCTCACATTTAACATTTAAGTTATTAGAAGCTCCTGTGATTGAAAAATCTTGATTTCCTGAAGTTGCTGTAGCGGCAGAACCTTGGGTAAAGATTAGGTCATTTCCATCTCCGCCTGAAGCGGTCCAATCAAAATCTGACCCTGCTACATCTCCTGTTCCTCCCACTGCGAAAGTAGCTGAAGCACTAGAGCCTGTATTACTGTAAGTCCAACTGGAAGAATTACCCTGTAGAATACTAGCCACAATACTATTACTAGAACCTATTTGATCTAAATCCACTGTCATACTGGTACCCGATAGGACTGCTCTAGTACCACTTGTACCTATTGTGTTAGTGGCACCAATTTGGTCAATTGTTAAAGTTAGACCTGTACCCGTTTGAGTTATATAAATATCGTTATTTCCAGCCCAAGAAATGGCTGAAAAAAACAGAAAAATTATACTTAGAAGTATCTTCATATTACTCCACCTCCTTTAGTGTATCATAATTAAAATCCCAGACTTGTTTTTCTAATCCCTGAATAACCAACCCATAAACAGCAGCTTCTATAGCGGTACGCACCGCATGACCTATAGCTTCATTCTGGGTGCTGCCACTTTCAAATTCAGCTAACTGTGTTCCCATTTCATAAAAACGAAATAAATCAGCCCCTTTGCCTGTGGATAATATTGTTTTTGTAGCAGTAATATTTAATAGCACTTCGCCTGTTTGTACTAATATAGCTCTAAGAGATACTGTTACTTTATCTTCTCGATATAAATTCTTTAAACCTATGCCTAAATACCTTGCGCCATTGCCACCAGTTCTTAGATTAGTATCATAAGAAATAATACCACCTTCAAGAATTAGTCCTGCATAAAGTAATGGTTTAAGAACACTATCGCCTTCACCAGCATAAGTCTGTCTGGTATTTTTTATTAGCTGTCTTTCTCTAGTTAAACTATCTAAAGCTGCTCTTTCTACTACTACAAACCAATTACCTTTTCCTGCATCTTTTAAGGCTTCTATAAGAATATCAGCTCCGCCTTGCGTTACAGCCGTACTAAAACTAGCTACGTTATCTTTTGATTTTCTTTGTCCCGTTTTATCAGCAAAAGTATAAACAGCAACTACTGCTTTTGTATTAGGGTAAGGTAAATTTAAAAGCTGATAAGCAGAAGTTGGTACTATTTGCGGTCCTTCTGGGCAAATAATAGAAGGAGCACAGTTTGTTTGTTGTAATGCTACGGAAGCACAACCATTAAGGAAAATAATAACTGTTACTATTAGCCATTTCATCCGTCACAGTCTATCCAGCAACCACCAAAACTTCCTACTGGAATGACAATCTCTGTCGTTGAAATAAGAACCCCATCAAACCATTCTTCTATGATTAAGGTAATTGTAAGCCCATCATTGATCCACCTCAAGATATTGCCTTCTAGACTTATCTCTCCTGATATGGGGTTTTCTGAAGTAGGAATACCAGAGTAATTAAACAGTGATTCAGAAATATCTTTAGCTAAGGTGGAATAAATACGCGATTCTAGGTTGCGAATAAACTTAGCAAGCACAGTATTGTCTGCTTCACGCTCTGCTTCATCTAAAACATCCTGTATATCTTCGGCAATCTTTTCTGCCCTGGTTCTTTCCTGTTCATCAATAGTTAAATAATGAGCTGACTGATTCTGTCCATTAAAACTAGGACTGCCGAATTTATGTACCAATTCATCTGAAAACAAAGTGTGTGAATAGCCTGAAATAATAAATGTAAAAATCAATATAACAGCTAAATTTAGAACTTTATTATTTGATTTTGTTATAGTTTTCATTCTTTTCCTTTAACTCTAAAGCTGTATTTACTTTCTCTTTCAGCCTTATCATGTCTTGATCTAATAATCTAAGCTGATCAGTTAAGCGTATAATAGTTGTTTTCATGCTTTCTACAGCAGGGTCTATTTTTGTTGTAATAGTTTGCCACACAAAATAAACAAAATAGCCAAGACCAACTACCATAACGACTGGAAACCCAAAGTCGGAAACTAATTGGATTATATCCACTAATCTCTCCTAGCGTCTATCTTCCCATCTTCTACGAAATTTTCTGCTCGCGCTATTCTCTCTAAATCTGGAGCAATATTGAGCGCTGCTGATACACTGGTGTCTATACGAATAATATCATTATTCATTATAGAGGCTCTAGTTATTAGCATTTTTGATATTCCCTGTACTTGTTGAATTTCGCTTACAAGATTATCCATAAGCTGTTTCATAACAAGAAATATAAAAAATCCCATAATTAGACCACTGGCTATGGGCAGCCCTAATTCAGCTATAAGATTAAAAGTATCCATTAATCCTCGCCTTTAAATTTTTTGCTTTGTCCTGATGTTCCTGCGTAAATGCCAAATACTGCTGCCATTGCCCCCGTTACTACTGAAACTAAGCCAGCTTGCTCTAAATTAGGTTCTGGAATAGTCATAAACCAAGTGATTACTTTGTAAAGCAATACAATATAAACAGTAACGAAAGCTCTAGGGAATATACGCCAAGCATCAATTGTTTTAGCTAAATGAACCCATTTAAGATATGGATTATTATTATCATTATATGAAGTAACATCTATATCAAGCTCTAGTTTTTTTTTAATTGGAGCTTCTTTGTTAACAATATTATTATCTAATAAAATCTCTTCATTCATTGGGAATAAATACTCCCAACTCAATTAATTTAGTTCTATTAACTAAGTGTTCAGCTTCTATGTCGTCTTTGCTTTGACCAAAGTAAGCAACAGCTAAATAATTTTCTATCATTAATTGATTTATATTAATGCCGTCAATAATAACATTTCCTAAAACTCTGCCAAACTTACCTTTAGAATCTTTAAGTTTAGTTTCTATAATAACTTTATTACCATTATCTATAGCTTCTTGTAAAAATGAGCCAGCTAATTTACCTCTAATTTTTTCATCTTTATCTCTAGTCCTGCTTTCAGGTGTATCAATCCCATAAAGACGCACCCTAGAACGATAAAGAATATCAAAACCAAGGTCCAGCACAACATCAACAGTATCGCCATCAACGACCCTATCAACTTCACAACTGTATTCATACATCTTGACTATCCAATAAACTTAGCTAAAACAATAGTTCCGACAATAAATGGATAAACAGCCCAAAGCATTGCCTCTAATTTATCAAAGCGTTTTGAGCCATCATCTAATCTTTTATCAAAACTTTTAAAGAGTGTATTACATTCTTTTTCGTGAGATGCAATAGCAGTTAAAGCATCTTTAGCGGTTGCCATTACTTATCTCCAGGACCTTGCTTTGCTTTTCCTATATTTAATGCACAAACATCAATGATCTTGTATAGTTTTCCTATCCATTTATCATCAACAGGAGTTGGGGTAATAGCAGCGATTGCTGATGCAATAAACACTATTCCACTTATTATCAATCCAATTGTTATTAACATATATTTACCTTTTTATTTTATTAAAAACTTTTTCTTCAATTTTATCATTTTCTTTAATTTCTTCTTCAGCGACTTCTTTGGTTGTTTCAATCAAAGCTTGTTCGTGAAATTTTAATGACGGCATCAAATCGTCAATTTCAAACTGGAGCTTGGCAATCTTGTTGCGCAGACTGATCACATGGTTTTTGTGATGATGTTGCTCTGGCGTTAAATCGGATTCTTTGATTTCCTCGCCTTCAATATTAATTATATTTTCTTCCATTACCACGGAACTCCCCACGCTGTAGGTGGTGTTTTACTTTTAGTAATCTGTGCTGCTACTTTAGCTTCAACGCGAGTTACTTCTTCTGAGCCTAGTGTTGCTTTGACCCACGCTCGAATGTTAGCTTCTGTAAGACTAGCGTATGCTTTATAACCTGCGGCACTTGCGTCAGGTGTAAACGACTCCGTACCTGATACTGTACCTGTATGGTCTCCATCAACCTCTGAAGCACTCCAATCTGCGCGTACTACACCCTTGTCGGAATCGTTGTTATATTCTGTGTTTGTTATTGACCACGTTACTGCCATTTCATGTCTCCTTTGTTATGCTTCTAGTGCTGCTATTCTAGCTTCTATTATCCAATTGTTTTAGTTACTGATGTTGGTGTAACCTTTTCTACTATTCTGGCGGCAAGGTTAGCCTTCATTTTTGTAACCTTTTCTGCTGTTAATGCAGCTTCTACCCAGCCTTGAACATCGCTTGCAGTTAAACTAGCAAAGGCTGTAAAGCTCGATAGGTCTGATGTGTCTAACTCCTGCGCTCCATAGGCTCTAGCAGTCTGCGGATTGCCGTCACTGTCGTTATTACTGTTGTCAGTAGCCGTCAACGCCCAATGTACGTTCCACACGACATCAGATTTAGAGCTTTTAGTGGGGTATGTATCTACATCAGCTACATCCCAAGTATAATTTATTGCCATTATTCAGCCTCCAATTCAGCTACTTTAGTTTTAAGTGCTTCTATTTGTTCTTGTTGTTCTTGAATGGCTTTGACCAGAGTTGGTAGCATATCTCCCATTTTAACCGCCTTCTTGGTTTCTTCATCAGGACCATACTTCGCATCCTCAACTAAATCTGGAAGAACAACCTCAACTTCTTGTGCTATAAATCCTGCAACATTAGTTCCACCATATTTTGGATTTTTCCAATCAAATCTTCTTGGTTTCAGAGCCATTACTTCTGCTACGCCTGTTTCTAGGTCAACAATATTTTCTTTTAATGATATGTCTGATATAGCAGTTATTGATGTTCCTACTGCGTGGATAGTGCCAGCCCAGTCAACATAAAATCTATAAGCACCAGCCGCTGTTGAATATGCGTGTAAAAAATCAGCACTGTTAGCAAACTGACCACTGACAAGACCTACGCCTTCGTGGTTGTTTTGTATCATTGTGCCATTGCCACTGGTCTTTGAAACTCCAGTTTTACCGAAACAAACCTGTTGCCCAGGCTGAACACGTAATGCTTCTGTAGCACTATCGGGGTCAGAATTATCACTTCCTGTTTTTACTATAAGTGCGCCTGATGTTCCCACAGGAGAAACAGTTAAATGTACATTAGTACCTCCTGATGTTATCCAAGCTGTGTTATCATCCGATCCTACTGTCAATGATTTATATGTAGTTCCAGTTCCTATACCAACCCGATCATTCCCACCATCAACAAAGATCATATTAGCGTTGCCGTTGGATTCAACTCTGAAATCTGCGTCAGCACTATCTTCGTTAATAATAACTCC